TTTTATGGCACCAATTTTAGTAACTGTTACCAAAAAGGACTGATTCAGATGAACGATAAAACGCAACCTACTGTCGGCGCATCCGGCCTGTACCTGGTCGGCGAGATCGCCGGGGTAAAGCAGGACTCATTCCGCAACGGGGAGCAGCAGATCATCCGACACACCGTCGGCGTTCGGATCACCACGGTCGACGCCTATGGCGGTGAGACCAGTGAGCTGGTCGAGGTCAGGCTGCCGCAGGCCGCCGTCGATGCAGGTCTGCCGCGTCAGCTCGATGGGCTGCGCGGTCAGATCCTCAGTCTGCCTGTCTGGGTGCAGCCCTACACCGGAAAACGCGGGGCAGGGCACGCGTTGATGCTGGACTCTAAACAGCAAATTTTGGGGATCTAGGTATGGCTATGACGACTGTCACCGGCGTGCTGGCCGGCGTTAAAAATGCACCGGATTTTGCCGTTATCGTGCGCACAGCAGAGGGCGATGTCGCGATCGTCATCCCGCCGTTAGCACTGCAACTCCTGCCCGATCCCGTGGCTCATTTTGAGCGGTTGGTCGGGGAAAAAATGGGTTTTTGCGTCGTGCCGGGGCACGAGATCGATGGGGCCCGCGTGCTGGACACACAGTACCGGGATCCCGAGGCGCAGAGCTGATGGCCGCCATCGTCACTGACAGCCTCGGTCTGGTCCTGCACGCGGTTCTGACCCACGTCGATCGCATCGAGCGCAGTGCCTCTGATAGGGATCCTAGCGTTCTGCTGATCCTGGAGGCCGAGGCCGATCTGTTTGTGGTGCTCGGCCCTAGCCGGTTTGCCGGTTCCGCTCAGGAACGGCGCCTGCAGGGCCTCGTCGGCACTCTCGTGGCACTGCCGGTCGTCTCGACGCCAGCGGGGCTGATGCTGGCAGAGGGACGGCTGGCCACAACGATTCTGGGGGGCTGACCAATGGATCTGCTCCCCGATATTACCCCCGCGCAGGCGGTCGAACTGGTGCAGGCCATCGGCCTGCTCTGGGCCACCGCGTGGGTTCTACGTCAACTGCGGAGAGCCATCCGCTAGATCAATGCAATGGAGTTTTTATATGGACCTGACCTCAATCACCACCGCGATCACCGGCGCTGTCACTCAGATCACCACGATCGGGCTGGCCTGTCTCTCGGTCTACGTGACAATCCGCACGTTCACCTGGGTACGCGGCGCGTTTAAGTAACGAATAGGGGGCCGCAGCGGCCCCCTTCTTTATATCGGATTTATATCGGAGGCCAACTATGGGGAGTGAATGGTGGCTGTACGTATCAGCAGTAATCGGAGCATTTTGGCTGCTCTACCACTGATCGCGCTCACTGCACCAGTACACGCGGATGTGGTCGAGCTGTTCCCAGGGGCCGGCACCGTTCGGGTGGCCAACGGCGCCACTGGGCGGATCGTTGGTGTCACGAGCATCGACAAAACCGCCCGGACTGTCGGCGCCGTTATTGATGCTCGGGACAGATTCGGGAACGCTGTTCGCGTTAACCGGGTTCTACGGGTCGTGCCTGACGCGCTGGCGCGATTCGGTCGCACCTGCCTCTCACCTGCGGGGGCAGCTCGCTGTGCGGCCGTCGGCGCCATCACCGCCGCAGCCGCCTACGCCGGGTACGACCTGATCAACGGCTGGCTACAGCGGCCGTCGACGGCCACAGGGGAATGCCCCCGTGACTGGATTTTTCTGCCTGGCCCCGATGGCACACGCGTCAAGGCGCTCCAGGGGTTGCCCTGTATCGAGAAAAAACCGGCTATTGGGTCCTCAAAACCTCTGGCCCCAGTGGCGCAGCGGACAGCTGGCGCACCCCCGAGATCCCACCCAGTGTCCAGCGCGGGATCTTTTATACCACCTGGGGCGACCTGAATAGCCCGCTGCCTGGCGACCTGTGGAGCTACAAACGCAACTGGGCCCGCGGGGAACAACAGGTCGAACCGGAAAACGGTGGTGAAATTTCAGATGCGGAATTTGCCGATCTGGTCCTGTCTAACCCTGCCGCGATACAGATCAGTCCAGGGCTGTATCCGGACATTTTTGAGCCGGTCACCGTCGATGAGACAGCCCCAAACCCGGGCGAGGGGACTAAACCCAACCCGGATCCGGACCCCGAGGCTCAGACCGATCTGGCCTCGATGGCCGATGTGCCTAGGGATGTGATCGATGTGCGGCGTTTTTACGACTGGGGCAGCGGCTGGCTACCCCGCCAGTGCCCAGCGCCGACCGTTGTCCCGGTCATGGGACAAAATTTCTCCATCGATTACGGGACCCTGTGTGGGCTGATCGAGAGCGCTGTTGCGCCCGTTCTGCGTCTGCTGGCGCTGTTTGGATTTTTGTCGATCGTGATCGTCGGCGTCGGGAGGTCTAGCTGATGTGGGGTGCGTTTGGGACACTAATGGCCGGAAATTTCGTGGCCAGAATTCTGCTCGCGCTGGGTGTTGCTGTCGTCTCCTATCAGGGACTCGACGCCATTCTGTCGCTGGCTACCTCGGAGATCCGGGCGTTGGTCACCGGTCTGCCTGCAACTGCGCTGGGGCTGCTGGGGCTGGCTCGCATTGATCTGTGCATCAACCTGATCCTGTCGGCCTATGCCGCCCGACTCGCCATGGCGGCGCTGACCACGATGCGTGTGAGGTAGTTAGCCTATGATCACCCTCATCACCGGCCGCCCAGGGAGCGGCAAAACGCTGTTGGCGGTTGAGATGATCCGCGACAATGCCAATGCAGAACGGATCAGGCCCCTGTTTTGCAACATCGACGGGTTGAATTTTGACCGGTTGCGGTGTTTCCCACTGGAGGACCCGACCGCATGGCCACAGCTGCCGTCCGGGGCCATCGTAGTGATAGACGAATGCCAAAAGATCATGCCGCCTCGTCCCAGTGGCGCGAAGGTTCCACCTCATGTTGATTTTTTGAACGAACATCGTCACGCAGGGATCGACCTGATCCTGATGACTCCAGACCCCAAACTGATCGATGTGTTGGCTCGTAAAACCGTCGGGCGGCACCTGCACGCCTACCGGCCATTCGGCATGGAGCACCGGAAGATCTTCGAGTGGAACTCATGTAACGAGGATCCGGAACCATCCCAGGGAGAGAAAAACGCACTGATCACCAAAAAACCGTTCGATAAGAGCCTGTATGAGTTGTACACCTCCGCCGAGGTGCATACCCACAAATCCCGACCACCACTGAAAAAATTTGCACTGCTCATTGGGTCGCTGCTGACAGCGATTTTGCTGTTTGCCTGGTCGTTCTGGTCCATCTGGCAGCAGGGGCAGGGCGATGCCCCGTCAGAGCAGACCGCCACCGTCACCACCGCCGAGCAGGGAGCAGTGTCCGCCGCCGTCTCCAGTGCCGAGCCCAGCCTGCCGCCGCCGATCCCGGAGGCATTTTTCCGCTCCCGGGTAGCGGTGAACGGTCATCCCGAATACCGCGTCGAACTGGGGGAGGGCGGGGGATATGCGAGTCTGGGCACGTTCCCCGCGTATCGCGTCGAGGGCGCCAACGTGCTGCTACTGGCTCACGCTGGAGATGATGTGGCCCAGTGGGTGATACGTGATGCTGATCTGGTAGGGTATCTGCAACAGGACGCAGACGCGCTGATGGCGAACAGGTAGGCGCCGCAGGCGCAGGGCCGTGCGACTGGGCGACGACCGCTGGCGGGCGGCGGACAGGCGGATGGCCGGTCATCAATATAATTACGGTAACAGTTACCAATAATGATGCCGATAACCCCATTTATCGGCATCATTTGTAAAGGCTTTGTTATTTTTGACCTTCAACATCTCCATTTTGACCTTCAACATCTCTAGCGGAGCAGACTATGGGAAATTGGGACGATTTTAGCAATTCAACGGATCCCGTTGATCCGGCGTTTCTGGCCGAACGTGAACCGGTCATAGCCGAGCACGTTTTTAGGGTCGCAACCCGTCAGGAGCTGCTGGCCCGAGGCTATGTCCTCAATCTGGCCGAGCTGAACCTGCCGGCATCGCCAGAACTGGACCAGATCGTCAGCATCCTGCAAACCCAGCGCGGTCCTGTGGCGATGGCGATCTGGTTCCAGTCAGCGAATGGCTGGCTAGGCAGCGCCCGGCCTGTGGATGTGGTGCGGCGCATCAGCCCTGGGGAAATGTCCGACGTCCTCCATGCGGCACGCCGCGAGGTCGCGCCAATCGATCATGCCTGAGCCATCCAACCCGGTGAGCAGTGTTTAGGGCTGGCCGATGGCACCGCCGTTCACCGACAGGCCACGGGCGCGGGCCTCCCGCAGGCAGCGCTGCCAAAAGTGCCTGCCAGTGGGCGCGGCCCATTTAACCTGGTAACGACTGGATAGCCAACAAATCGCCTCCAGCGGCAGATGGGCAAAATCCTGTTGATGGGTGTACCAAAAAGCCCGCCAGTCGTGGATGACCGCCACCCGGTCAACCAACTGCCAGCGGCAGACCCACAACGGGGTGTCCTGATGAACCAGCACCAACGCACCGGCCAACGGGAACACGTCGAACCACAGCAACTGGTGGTCATCGGGCACCGTGATATCCAGCCGCCGAAACCGGTGATGCCGCAGTTGTGCCAATAGGTCGACACCGGCGGTTAACGCATCCAGCGAGAGTCGATCCTGTGGGCGACCGCCGTGTTTCAT